GTCGCTATGTCGCTACGCTGCTGCGACTGTGTAGTAATACACAGGATTTATAAGATATTAATGATTAGTTACCATGAAAACACTTAATTCAAATTTACTAAAACTCAAATTAAGAGCAGCCGCGCTTGCGCGGTTGCGGGTCTCCAGTGGTACCCTAATCACACTTGATAAAATTAATGGAACCTTTAGAGTAAAAGCTAAAGGACTCCTGGCAGGGGTATTCAAACGAATATTACCTGCTGTGGGATTGGAGATCACCTTTCCTATGATGGGAGCTATACTTCTGTTCATTCAGAAGTGTAAAGACATCCACAAAACACAGGGTATGCCTGGGCTTGTCAAATACCTTAAAGCTGCTGGGGTTTTACTTCAGCAAGCTTTAGCGGGGCACGTCCTTAAAGACGCTGGAACTCTGGGACCGCGAGTCTCAAGAAACGCGTCAGGTTTACCTAGATTTATCCCTAGACTTCATCGAGCAAGAATCCTTAACGGAGACTTGCGGATGGCACAGTTTTGGTTGACTCTGATCAACCTCTTTAGAGTTCTTGAATTCACCGGGAAAGTAAATCTGAAGACCATAACAGGTTTTCAGACTCCTCCCCCTGAGCATCTTGAAGATGTTCATGAATTCGTTACCAGTCAGAGAATCATTGATGCTTTTGTTAAAAGCGTTAATGAACTGACCGGGACAACTCTAAGAGCGGAGGTTCGGAATTTTACTCCCGTACCATTTAGTATTGCTAAATCTAGTCCGCAGACGGTTGGTGCAGAAGGCATTTCTAGTCAGAATGCTTCAACCAAACCATATGTGCTGTTCAGTAGTGCTTTAGCACTGATGAATTCTGGGATGGCCGATAAAGTGGCTAATCTCTTTAAGATTTTCTGGGCTCCGGGTCATTTGATCCAGGCACAGAGACTTATAGAGATTTTCACTAGACTATGTCACTTTAGTCCTGGACTAAGGACAGGGTCGTTAGCGCCGACTCTTATCGGAAAACTAGGGTTCAAAGCAGAACCAGCAGGGAAAGTACGGGTGTTTGCCATGGTTACCGCATGGGATCAATGGAGTCTTAAACCGCTCCATGATGCCATGTTTAGAATCTTGAAGTTAATACCTCAAGATGGTACTCATGACCAGCTCGGCCCCTTGGGCCGAATTGATTGGAATGCCGGTAAATCGTTATGGTCACTTGACCTAACGGCGGCTACCGATAGACTTCCGCTCTTCCTGCAGGCCCGATTATTACAAGCTCTTTATAGAGATTTAATCGGGGTGCTGGGTGACCTTTGGTCACACGCACTAACTGACAGAGATTACCTAGCGTCTAGCACGAAATACGGGATCAATGAAATGGTCCGGTATGCGTGTGGACAGCCGATGGGTGCTCTGAGTTCTTGGGCTTCGTTAGCCATAACTCACCACTTCCTAGTACAGGCTGCTGCCTGACATAGTGGCGTGGTACCTTTTGGTACTTGGTTTAAAGACTACGCGATAGTTGGAGATGACATCGTTATCTTCGACTCGTTGGTAAAAGATAGTTACCTCGCAATCCTATCTGCTCTGGGTATGCCAATTAACTTAACAAAATCTATTCTCTCCCCTAAAGGGATTGGATTAGAGTTCTGTAAAAGAACAATAATCAGAGGAGTGGACGTTAGTCCAGTTCCTCTAAAAGAATTTGTTGCAGCTAATATGACCTTACCCGGAGCTGTAAACTTCGCACACAAGTACAACCTAACCTTCAACCAGTTATTACTGGCATTGGGTTACGGTTGGAAAGTTAGAGCAGGTATAGACAAACACATCGGGCAATTGAATGCCCGAGTGAGAGGACTACTATTCGCCTTCATGTTACCTCCGATCTTATCGGAGACTACGGATCTTTCAAAAGATCAATTGGGGGCATTGCTAAGTCGGGGGAACCCCAACTTAAGCAAAGAACAACAAGAGTACTTCCTTCTGACGCTTCTTTTAGTCATAAAACAATTCGTTATTCATGCACTCAGACGAGTGCTTAAATCTAGATCTTCTGTAGATACTTTAGTATCTAGAGAGATGGACGGGTTCAATAATGTGTTGGTTAACAGACTGCTGCTACCCTTTTTAATTAAAGAGGCAACAGGTACGAGTTCTATCTCGAACCCTCAAGTTCCACTGACGTGGACTGGGGTAGAGAAAGTTCTTGGTACGCCTGCGCACTTTTTGAGTGCTAAACCTAACACATCTATTGATGTTCCACCAGAAGTTCTGATGGGATTCCGGGATCTTATACATTCTGTAAAAGGTCCTCTAGAAGAATTGATCGATTGGATAATCCGATCGAAAGTCCATGCTAAAACCGGGCTTGCTAAAGAGTTAGCGTTAGCGCTGAAGGCCTTTAATCCACAACTCGATCAACCTGTTGAAGGTTTTCGAGACGCCATAAAACTTCTAGAGCTCCTAGTTGAGCTTTCGGATATTGATCCTTCTCTTGACAGAGAACCGATCATTATCCCTAGAAGATTCGGTCACGATAAATCGGAGCATTTATGGATGCTATTTACACATATCATCGGTGATTTCAATAGACTATTGAAATTAAATCCATCAGTGATGATGGAGACATCTCAGTTCTCGAGAGAGATCGGGATGTCGATGACAAGTCTTAACGCTTCTAACCTTAGAAAAGTTAAAAACGTCAAGTCTAAAGTGAAATAGCTCTCAATATTGGAGAGGTCCTCCAGTCGCTGTGTAGCCTGGTCGGTCGACTTAAACCTCGGCCGTGTAAGAGCACAGTAGATAAATTTAAGTGTGATTAAATCACTGACCGGTCTTGAAGTGTCAATCGGGA